CAGGCTTCAAAACAGCGATTCACGACACAAACGGATCATTCTTAGCTAACTGGACGCAACGAACCGTGACTGTTGCTAGTTCAGTAATTTTTAGGACAGCGGTGATCGCAATCTATGAATTAGCTGCAGGCGGTGGCGGCGGCTTACTTTTACCAAGATCAATGAACGGGGGATATTCAGCGTGAGTAAGCAAAAGACCACTAAGGCAAAAACGAGCCGATCGCTCCCGGTATTTATCGCTGACTCATCGAGCACCACGGGCGGCGGGCTCAGCGGGGTTACGCATTCATCTAGCGGGCTAGTGCTCGAGTACAGGCGGCAGAACCAATCGACCTGGACTAGCGTAACTCCAGTTTCCAAGACCCTTGGCACTTACGTATCAGGCGGCATCGTAGCGGATGGATCGCTTGCGGGGGCCTACGAAGTTGACTTTCCCGATGCGGCTTTCGCGTCGGCAGCGGGAGTCGAATGGGTCGTTTTGCGTATTCGCGGCGTTGCGAATATGCTTCCGGTGCTTATCGAGATCGAGCTTGACGCAGTCGATTATCAGGATGCGGCGGCGTTTGGGTTGTCGCGAATCGATGCGACAATTGGAAGCCGAGCGACGCAAACCAGCGTTGACGCTATTGATGATTACGTTGATACAGAAGTGGCAGCGATCAAAGCCAAGACCGATTTGATTGTGGCGTTTCCGGATAACTTCGCATCAATGGTAATCAATGCAAATAACGGTCACGTTGCGGTCACTGTGCATGCCATCCAGGCAGGCGCGTACACCTCAGCAGCATTCGCGGCTAATTGGTTTACGGCGGCGGGCTTGGCAAGCGATGCCGTAACAGAAGTCGTTAACGGTGTTTGGAATGAGCCTACAAGCGGCCACACAACAGCAGGCACAACGGGCAAGGCGTTGATTGATTCAGGTGCAGCAGGTAATCCTTGGTCTACTGATCTTTCGACGGGGTACTCAGGGACGCAGGCAGGGAATATCCTTAACGAGGTTAAGGTAAAGACCGATACGATTACCACTCCGATAATCAATGTCTATCCTGTTTCAGCATCAACTCCTGAGCGTGTTGCAGGGACTACACTGACCTTCTATCGCAACGAGTCTCGATCAGTTAGCGTTGTGACTGACTTTACGTTGACATCCTTGACGCTTCAATTTACTGTCGAAGATCAAGACGGCGTTGACGTTTACACTCTGGCTAATGGTTCGATTACTCGATCGGGCCAGACTTTCACGGTTGCGGTTACCACAGCGGTTACAGGCAACCTAGGTCAGTACAGATGGTCGATGCGTGACATCTCAGGTGGGGGCTCTAGCGTGATTGCTATGGGCGTTCTAACCGTTCAGGAGGCTGCAAGCAATGTCTAGGCTATGTCGATGCGGAAAGATTGTGAAGGATAGGTGTGACTGCACCGGAAAGCGTACCAAGCCAACCGGAACAACAACCCAAGCCGGTTACGATCAGGTGCATCGATTGGCATCGGAGCGGTATAGGGCAGAGCATCCATTGTGCGAGCGGTGCATCATGCTCTACGGTGCGACAGGTGCTAAGCCATCAAAAGACATGCACCATATAGTATCGATCGCTAAGGCTCCTGAGAGACGCATGGAGCGATCCAATTGGCTTGCTGTGTGTCGAGAGTGCCACGAGGATCTAGAGGGCGACAGCGTGGCAGGCATGGCCGTTAAGCGGTGGAGCGAGGCCAGTTACGATGCGATGCTTGAAGGGGCTCAGGGTATCCGGGGGTATCAGAATGTCTGATAGTAAGCGTCTCCGATGGCTCGCGATCTCAAACAAAACCGTCTCCAAAATTGGCAACTTAGGCAGATGAGGCTCGATTTTTATGGTCAAGGGGCGAAAACCACAATCGACAGCGATCAAACTAGCCAAGGGCGCCTTCGACAAGCATCCAGAGCGACGCAACCACAACGAGCCAACACCGCAACTCGGCGAGCCAACGATTCCCGGAATCGTTGAACAGGATCCAGCGGCGAAGGCTCGGTGGCTTTGGGTTTGCGAGCAATTGCGAGCGATGAATCTTTTGCATGTTACCGATCAGGGCTTGATTGCCGGTTACTGTCTTGATTACTCGATGATGCTTTCGCTGTGGGAGTCGATCAAGGGCGGTCGAGTCTCGGACATGACCGAGCGGGGCGGGATCACAACCAAACCAGAGGCTAATCAGTTCCACAAGTTCGCCGACAGGATCCTTAAGCGTGAGGCTGAATTAGGCTTGACTCCATCGTCCAGAACACGATTGAGAGCTCCACAAAAAGACGAGGAGGATCCGTTCCAAGAGTGGCTAGCGAGGGCGAGCGGTTGATAGCATCAGGCACAAGCCAACGAGTCGAAGAGTACTGCAATGCGATTGAAAGCGGCGAGATTGTTGCTTGCGATCGCGTTAAGGATGCGGTACGCAGATACCGAATAGACTTGGAGCATCAACGCACCGACGACTTCCCTTATTACTTCGATGCAAAGCAGGCTGAGCTAGTTTGCGATTTCTTCCCGTTGGTCTTGCGTCACTCGGTCGGAGAGTTCGCTGGTAAACCTTTGATCCTTGAAGATTGGCAGTTGTTCGGGCTCTGGAATATCTTCGGGTGGAAGAGGATCGAGGACGGATCAAGGCGATTTCGAAAAGTGTATTGGTCGATGGCTCGCAAGAATGGCAAGTCAACGCTCGTTGCTGGCTTGTGTCACTTCTTGGCGATGGCTGATATCGATCCAAAGACTCGCAAGCCCGAAGCGGTCGGACAGATCCTTTTGACAGCTACCAAAAAAGAACAGGCAAACGTAGTCTATAGCGAATGCCAAAGGATGGTCGATCAGTCGCAACCGCTCCAAAAGTACACCGACATTAAGAACGAGACGATCACATTTAAACACAATTTGAGCTACATTCGCAAGGTATCAAGCGAAAAGCCTTTTGACGGTCTTAATCCTCATTGCGTCGTCATGGATGAGCTTCACGCATGGGGCGAGTATCATCGAAAGTTTTACGATACGATGGTCACTGGGTCGGCGGCTCGTTCGCAACCGCTCCACTTGATTATCACAACAGCGGGTGCTGACGATTCGCACTTGTGGCTAGAAGAATACAATTACGCAGTCAACGTCGTCAGTGGGATTCACTCGGACAATACGCTGTTTGCGTTGATCTATGAGATCGACCAGCAAGACGATCCAGGCGAAGAATCTAATTGGATCAAGAGCAATCCAAATTTAGGAGTGTCCGTCAAACTTGATTACTTGCGAGAGCGATGGAACGAGAGCAAAGCAACTGCACTAGGTCGCAATCGATTCAAGCGATACCACGGAAACAGCGTCGTTTCATCGACCGAAAAAGCGTTTGACCTTGCGGCTTTTGATCGGTGCGTTGGCGTTCATTCGGACTGGAAAGATGCCGATGGGCTCGGGGCAGGCGTTGACTTAGGATCTCGCGACGACTTGGCTGCATACGCTCTTTGTGCCAGGTTTCCGGTCAGCATTGACGACAAAGGAAAGATTATTTACCGCTATGAGGTTAAGACGCGTGCTTTCATCGCGGCGGATTCGAAGCGTGATTTATCGGCGATGCCTTTTGCAGAATTCATCCATTCAGAGGAATTGTTCAAGTCTGCTTACCCGATCGAGGATCTTACTCAGTCGCTGATTGAAGAAATTGAAGCCTTTGAGATCGGTACGGTTGCATACGATCCATACAACGGCCAGCAATTAGGCGAAAAGCTTGGCAAGGTCGGAGCGACAGCGGCAAGGATGGCTCAAAACCAAGCCAATTTCAATGAAGCCATAAGAGACTTTATTCAATTGATGCAAGACGGTCGGCTAGTTTTTCAAGAGTCTCGATTGCTGCGATGGTGCGCGAACAATGCGATGATTTGCAAAGACCGGCAAGATCGATGGATGTTTGACAAAGCAAAGAGCAAAGACAAGATTGATCCGATCGTAGCGGCTGTAATGGCCTACAGGATTGCAAGTTTGCAGCCTGAAAGATCATCTGGTAAACTTTACATCACTTAGGAGCAACAGGGATGAGCTTAATTGGCGTGTTTGCTAGATGGATGGGCATTGACGACGACTCTTTTTCGAGTGGTCGCAAGGTCGGTTTGCGCGATGCTCTGGGAGTCCCTCCTGCTTGGTATGCCCACAACAAGCTTACAGGTGACTTCGGGCGGTTGCCTATCGACGTTAAGCGAAAGGTCGGTGAAGGATCGATCAACGATACCGAGCATGATGGCTATTACCTTTTGCGAGAGCAGCCGAACAAGATCCAAGCCCCAACGACGTTCAAAGAACAGATCCTTAGCCATGCTTTAATGAAGGGTAACGGTCGAGCAGCTATCATCCGAACGAGTCGAGGTATTTCCGAGCTCATTCCGATGATGCCGGATGCGACTTGGACGATAATCTACGAGGGCGAAAAGTATCATATCACCAAGCCCGAAAATCAGAGCAAAAGGGATCTTTTCGACACGTTTGACACTGACAAGAATGGCTACTTAATCTTCCACGATAGCGAGGTTTTGCATTTGACCGGGTTTAGTTGGGACGGCGTTGAAGGTCTCGGACTGCTTGACATTGCAAACGCAACATTTGCGACAGGTTATGAGGAAACGAGATTCAAACTCAACCAACTGCGTCGAGGATTTCGCGGCAAATTGTTTCTTGAGGCACCTCCGGCAGCATTCCGCAAAGCAGAGGACGCGAAAGAGTTTATTGACGACTTCAATAAGATCGAAGCAGGCTCGGAGAATTCCGCCAAAGCTGGCTTATTGCGTGAGGGCATCAAGGCTAACGCTGTCAGCATGAATAACAACGATGCGCAGTTTGCAGCATTGCAAAAGCTTACGCGGCAAGAGGTGGGGATGCTCTTTGGGCTTGAAGGGATGCCGGGTGATGGAGATTCGGTCAGCTACAACAGCCTGGAGCAAAAGCAGCTTGCGTATCTTCAGTGTCTCGATCATTGGTTGGTCAAGTTTGAAGAACAATGCGATATCAAGCTACGCACCTCAAGAGAGCGACGATCAGGCGAAGTGTATTTCAAGTTCAACGCAGCGGCTCTTTACCGTACCGACTTGCGAACAACGATGGAGAGCTTCAGCAAGGCTATTGCATCGCGGATTATGAATCCGAATGAATGCCGGGCCAAACTCGATCTTAATCCATACGAAGGTGGAAACGAGTTCATTAACCCGGCGATCAGTACGCCAACAGGCGAACAGTCCGAAAAAAAGGTCGAGGATAGCCCAGAGGACGAACAAGAGGACGAGCAAGAAGATTCGCAAGACTCTAGGAATGATCGAGCCGTTGAACAGATGCTTCGCGATCTGATTAAGACCGAAGGGAACAACGCCATCAACGCATCGAAAAAGGCTCAATTCGTCGATTGGATCGGAAAGAACTATCCGCGATGGCAAAACAAGCTTGCCGAAAAAATCGAAGCGATCGGACTTGATCGAGATTTAGCTCGGATCCACTGCGAGAAATCTACCGAAATACTCGCAGGATTGGCGGCGAAACATGGTGGAAGCAGCCTGCAAAAGGCCGTCGAAACTGAGGTGAAATCGTGGGAAAACAGGGTTTTTGACCTGAAAGGGGCTCAAAAATGATCGAAGTACGCGCGGAAACTGCAGAAATTTTATTAAGCGGAATCGTCGGCGATGGGTGGGACGAAAACCCGATTACTCAAAAGGGCGTTGCTGAAGCTCTGAAGTCGTTAGGGTCAAGCCCGGTTACGGTGCATATCAACAGCCCAGGCGGTTTCGCTGATGAAGGTATCGCGATCTACAACACGCTCAAAAAGCATTCTGGCGAGGTAACGACGGTCAACGATAGCCTAGCAGCGTCGGCGGCTAGCGTTATTTTTTTGGCTGGCAGGAATCGATTGATGGCCGATGGTTCGCGGGTCATGATCCATCGAGCTATGTCATTCGCGATGGGCAATCAAGACGACTTCGCCAAAGCGATTGCTGCGCTGAAAGCCTATGATGCTTCGCTTGTTGATATATACTCGAAATACATGGCCGAAGAAGCTTCCAAGATCGAGCAACTAATGTCCGCCGAGACTTGGTACAATGTTGACGAGGCTATAGCGTCAGGATTGGCCACTGGACGCGTCGAGAATGGCAAGAAGTACAAGAAGCCAAAGAACGCTTTCGACTCGGCAGCGGCTTTGCTAGCTCGCCAGAAGATGGCTCAGTACGCACAACACTTGACAACGGGCAAGCGATAGCGTAAAGTGATTATCGGCTGGCCAGAAGTGCTAGCCACTCTGCAACTAATTAGCGGCAGTGACACACGGTTTAAACGATTTAGTTTCCCGTGGCAGTCATGCCGCTATCTTGGTTTAACGACTGCCACACAACCCACAAAGGGCAGTCAGAATGAAGAGCGCAAAAGCGTTAGGCGAAGAAATCCAAGCTTTGCAAGCCAAGGTTCAAGCGATCCAAGCG